GCTAAGACTGTTAGAGAGCTTACTCTGCTTAACGATGCTACTCTAGATCCTGTTAAGTTCAATCAGTCAACAGTTTCAATCGCTACTAAGAAAGCTCTTGATATAGCTTGTGCTAGAATATTAACTAGAATGATCAAGAAAGGTGTATTCAAATCTTAATGATGATTGAAAAGACTTTTATACATAATACTATTTCTTATACTTGGACTAAAGTCTAAGAGTCAAATTCTTGCGTATACTTTCATAGACCCCTGTACAAAGCAAGTTAGTGTGTTTACGGTACCAGCAACAGGTACCGTAATTGTTTTTTTAAACAAGTCTAGAAGCTTCACAGCTAACGATGTAGCCGATGGAACATTAGCTGTATGGATAAATCAAGTATACGCTGATTATAGAAAGGTATCTCCATGTTCAGTACAGTCAGGACAAGTAACTCAAAACCAAATAACATCTCAAGTTGTAAGTGGAGCTGTGCAAAGTGTAGTAGGAAGCGTGATGAGTTCAGCACAATCTTCTGCCGTATCTTCTACCACTTCCAGCGTAGTAAGTAGTAGTGCTAGCGTATCTACTAGCGCAGGAGCTTCTACATCAACAACTAGCTCTAGTAGTTCTCAAAGCCAGTCTTCTGAATCTAAACAAGAAGAAGTAGCTTCGTCTACGACTGAAAGCACAGATGGAAACAAAGAGGGAGGAGAAAGTAGCAGTTCTGGAGGAGGCGGAGGTAAAAGTAAATCCGGGGGAGCAAAGGCTTCTAATTCAAATCCGATGATAGTATCTTCTGATTTTACTACTGCGCAAAATCTAGATGGATCTTTTACTCCAATACTAAATCTGGGAATGTCTCAGTCCTCTATGACTGGGGCTTCTAGTTGGGGGCTAACAGGAATGATATGGATGAACTTCAAACAGTTCGCTTTATCTGGTAGGTATACCAAAATGATATTCAATAAGAAGGGAGCTTTAAAATACATTAGCAATTTAAGTTTAACTGGCGTATATTCGTACGGAAATTTAATAGGGTTTGGAGGGTACAGTGGCATAATAAATCTGGATAAATATGGAGTTACTGGTTTCAATATTAGCGCAGCATTCACTAAAGTGTCGGATAGCAAAGGAATGTTTCTCAGCCCCTCTTTCACAGCTTTCTACACGAAACCTTTTCCATACGGCAAGAAGCTAATCATATCCCCAGAACTATATATAATGTCTACTCCACTTATATATTCATCATCAGAAAAGATTGCCACAACAGATAGAAACTTTGGTGCCTTTGTGGGTGCGGGATTTGATTACAAGATAACCAAGAGATTTAAATTCAATTTTAATTATAAAGCGAACCTAAGCACCAATCCAGAAATCCCAGTATTATCTTTCTTTTTAATTGGCAGTAAAGTCAATCTATGAGAATACTGTTAACGATACTGTTAATGATCCCGATTATAACATTTGGACAAACTCTAAATGTAAAAGTGTTTCGTACTCACGCTGGTAATGGTAATACATCTCAATATCCAAACTTTGCTAATAATCGTAGCCAAATGGATATCATGACTAGTACAGCGTATTCTAACACTACACTATGGTGGAGCGGTGTTATGAATGCTACTACTTGTTTAAACTTCACTAATTGGACAACCATGACAAGTGCAGGAGCCAGCATTCCTAATAACGGAGATTTTTATGCAGTTGAAGTAAGTGGCGTATTTACTCCTGTAGAAACCGGAACATACTTCTTCGGTATTAACTCTGATGATGGATCGGACTTACTTATAAACGGAACGCTAGTAACTTCTTATTACGGAGGTCATGGTATGAGTGGGTACCAATACGGATCAATTAGTTTAGTAGCAGGAACTTCTTATACTTTCATGGCAAGGATGCAAGAGTACGGAGGAGGTGACGGGATGGCAGTTGTATGGAAAAGACCTTCACAAGGAGGGTACTCACTACAACCAGCAGAGCTTGGTATAGTATTACCTCCTGCTACTATAAGTGGAACAGTAACAGTCCCAACACTGACATCCTATCCTATCTTAAGTCTGTACAGAGTTGTAGGAACTACGGAAACCCTAGTAGAAACCAAAACAGTGGCTACAAACGGCAACTACTCTTTTACAGTGCCTGCAAACAATTCCACGTATAAAATATACCCCTCACTCTCATTTCAAGGCGTAACACTGGCAGATTTCAATCTAGCCTGGGGAGAGGTTAAAAATGTCAATATACCGACTAATTTGGCCTCTGGATTGATAATGACGGGTACTAAACAATGGAAAGCCTCTGACGTAAATAAAAACGGTATACTGGATATGGGAGATGTATTTTTAATATCTGCACATATTTCTGGATTGCGTCCTGTAAACCAAGTTCTTTGGTTCACAGCTGCTAACTATGATATAATAAATAAAACAAACTTTGGGGTAGTTTCGCCTCAACAATCGTTTACAGTTTCTGTCGTCACAAGTAATGTAACTCAGAATATTAAGTACTGCATCCTAGGGGATGTAAACCTTTCCCACTCCTCCAATTAGCCTGATTTTATTGGCATGTAATATTTATAATAAACGTAAAACATGCAACTATCAAAACACTTAAGTTTAGCAGAAGTTACTAGAAGTGACTCTGCCAAAAGAAAAGGAATCAGCAATCAGCCGACTCCAGAACACATTGAGAATTTCAAGAAGTTGGCTGAGAAAATCTTCGAACCAATTCGTGAACATTTCGGAGTACCTATTTTAATCTCTTCTGGTTACAGATCTAAGGCTTTGAATGATGCCATAGGAGGAAGTTTGACAAGCCAACACTGTTCCGGTGAGGCTGTTGATATCGACATGGATGGAAGTGCTAATGGAGTATCTAACACAGATGTGTTTAACTACATTAAAAATAACCTAGAGTTCGATCAGTTGATTTGGGAATTTGGAGACAAAGCTAAGCCTGATTGGGTACACGTAAGTTACGAGACTTCTAAGCCTCAGCGTAAGCAAATCCTTAGAGCTAAGAAAGTAAACGGTAAAACGGTATACGAACCTTACGCTTAATTAGATAAGGTAACGGTATATAGCAGTGATAGCAGAGCCTTATAGATAGTTCTATCGGAAAAGGTATCTGCTATTGCTGTTAACATACCTAATCCTAATACAATAAGCAAATAGTAAGTCATAGCTTTTAAGCCATAAATTAAAAGTTTCTCTTTCATTGGTTGTTGTTTGTCTACATATAAATAGGTATTAAAAAATATTTTTGGGCATTTGAAATAATGTTATTAGCTTGCACTAAACACTTAAATTTTTGTTATGATTGTACTACTCTACTGTTTAATAGGCATGGCTTATTGGGCCGTAAACATCTTTATTAGAAAGCTGCACACAAAGAACGAACATGGAGAAGGATGGTTCCTAGCTCCTCTATGGATGTTTATGTGGCCTATTTGTTTTATGTCTTTATTTATAGCTGCTTTAGCTGATTACCGAACCAATAAAATGTAAGTTATGAACACCCCAGAATTGACTACCGAACAACAAAATGCTGTAGACAGATTTGAATTTAGTCTTACTCTACTAAAAGAACAAGATCTATTGTACAGTACATTTAGAACCTTGATTAAAGAACTGCCTAATAACTATGAATTAGGTGCAACAGTACGCAAACTATTTACTGAATAATATGGCAAAGTTTTCAAAAGAATGGTGTGAGATTTGGGATCCAGAACGTACCCCTGACTTTAGTATAGAAGAGGTAATGAAGGATGTTCTTCCTGATAGATACTATCCCATAGTATGTTATGGATTAGGGTTTGTCAACATCAATAGAGATAGGTACGGTATGCTATGGGTTGGAACTCCTGTAGAAAATTCTAAAGGTCTATCTTGGACTAGATTGAATACTCTACTCATAAGAGAAAGGAATAAAAAGAAGATTATAGATGAGACTAGTAGCGTTCAGTGATACCCATAATAAACACAAGCAGATAACTTTACCTGAGTGTGACATTGCCATATTTGCTGGTGATGCAACTTCTTATGGGTATAAAGATGAGGTGCAAAGATTTCTTAAATGGTATAATAGCCAGTCTCAATGCAAACATAAGATTTTTATTGCTGGTAACCATGATAGATCGTTCGATGTGAAATTCCTTAGAGAGTATGAGAAAGATCTAGAAAACTTTGAAGAGAATCAAGCTAAAGGAAAACCTGGCTGGTTGTTAGAGTTTTTAGATAAGTACAGTGATCTAACATATCTAGAAAACTCTGATACCATAGTTGAAGGTGTGAAGATATGGGGAAGTCCTATTACTCCTAGATTTGGAAACAGGTGGGCGTTTAATGCAGAGAGGTTCAATGATATTGAACACTACTGGAATAGAATCCCAGAAGATGTGAACATAGTTGTTACTCACGGCCCTACAATAGGCAAGTTAGATTATGTACCAGAGTCTGGAGAATTTACAGGATGTTCTGCTTTAGATGATAGATTGCGAGTTATAAAGCCATCTGTGTTTATTTGTGGACACATTCATTCAGGCAGGGGTATTTATATGGGAACAGACACTTTCTATATTAATGCTTCTATAATGGATAATTCATATGAGAAACAAGGAGATCCTATGATATTCAAATACGATGTGGAAAAAAAGAGGATAGATATAAGATAGTGTGTTTTGAAAATTGTTATATGCTCCGTACCTTTACTACAGATCTTTGAAATAAAAAAAGGTCGGCGTTAACCGACCTATTAAAAATAAAAAAGCAATTAAGATTATGCAGCTTTTTTCTTTGCAGCTACAGACCAGATGATACCAACTAAAGTCATAATTGCTCCGATGGCATCTTGGACGAGGCTGTCTTCAATTAGACCTTTAGCTACAATGAAACCACCTATAGCGGTTAATCCATGTCTAACAAGGCCTGAAATTTGATCTTTCATACTAATTGTTTTTAGTTAAAAAATAGTACCTTAGTACGTATATAAATATTAAACAAAATGAAAAAGAAAGTTCTTCTGGCTTTATTAACAATCATACTACTACAATCTTGTAGCATGTTCTACAGTAAATCAAATGTTTATAGAAGACAAAGCTATAGATATTCTAAATGTCCTACTAATGATCCTATAAACTATTACTACCAAAGAAATACAGGAACTAAGTATAAAACAAGATGGGTAGCTCCAACTAAACCTTATAAATCAAAACGTTAGAAAATATTATGAAATTATTTTTATCTGTTATAATTTGTTTTTTTTCTTACGAATCTTTTTCGCAAGGGGTATACTTAAGCAGACAAGGAGTTACTAGATTAACAAAAAGAATAGAAGCTTGTAAACTTTTGGAGAAAAGATTACAGTACAGTAATAATCAAGTAGAACAACTTAGAATAGCTTTAGTAGAAAGAGAAATAGAATTTGAGAGCAGACTAAGTAAATTAGATTCTGTAATAGCAGTTGCTGAATATGATTTATCAGAGATGCAAAGAAAGTATGACAAAGCAATAAGTTTAATTCCAAAAAGAAAAAGAAAGAGATTATAAATAATGACACGCACGGCAACCGAAGGCATACATGTCACTGCTTAGGCAATGCGCACAATCGCACAGAGTACCTCACAGTGCGTAGGTAAAAAAGAAGCTCTGTTGACTGTGGGGAAAGACCCACTCTTTAGTCAGGTGACGGAAATGGTGGAGCCTACCTAAGTGTCATGATTCCGTTAATGGTTATACAGGTTCGAATCCTGTCCTGACTACTGTTGGGGAATGTAACTTAAAGAGAGCCCTAAATGGAGAATCTGTAAAGCTTATCTAGGCTATGTACAGTGCGACCGCCGGTAAAGATCTCAGCAAGTGACAGACGGGGAGAGTCCCGACCAGCCCTTGCGGTGGAATAGGTAGACACGCAGGACTTAAAATCCTGTTCGCCGAAAAAGCGAGTGCGGGTTCGATTCCCGCTGGGGGCACAGCTGTTGTTCTTTGACATATAAGGAGAAACAAATTATGGAACTACTATCATTTAGTTTAGGAATTGCATTTGTGGTGGTCATTGCTGTAGCAATGGTTTCTGTTTATGCTTTTGTTAAGGTGAAACAAGTTAGAAAAGAGTTAGATGACATGCAAAGAGACATGTGTCAAAACATAGAAGAAGTGTATAGACACACGAATCAGCGAGATGATGATATCATTCGATCGTTAGACTCACGTTGTGATAAATTAGAAAACAAATTAATTACTAAAAAATAAAAAATAAAAATTAGTCATTAGAACAACAGCTCCGGATCCTTAGCTCAGTTGGTTAGAGCACCTGACTCATAATCAGGGGGTCGTAGGTTCAAGCCCTACAGGATCCACAAACAAAATTATTTTAAATTGGATAAACACCAACTTATATTGTCAGTAGCTTGGGCATTGCTTATAATGTCTTGGTGCGTTCCTTTATTGATTAAAAATAAAAGAACAGGGAGTTTTTTTGGGGTTGTGCTATCTGGGATATCTTTAGGTATGTTTATAGCTGATACCATATATCAATTAGATTAAAACCAACACTATGATGAATAATCAAAAAATAGCAAAGCTAGAAGCGGCTTTAGAGTATCTATCGGAAAGGGTAGCTGATTTACAAAACCCTATGTTGTATAATGTCGGAGATAAGGTAAGGGCAGTTGGTAAGAACAGCTTGTCCCATATATCCTATGAAGGAGATATTATAGACTCTCACTTTGTTTATAAAAAGTACGATACTTCAGTCCCAGACTTCTCCGGTGCACAAAGAATTAATTCTTATAAGATCTATAATACAAGATCTAAAACAGTACATGAAGTCAATGATCTACAGTTTGATATATACTTTAAAACCATTATTAAGTAAATGAAAGCAATACTAGAATTTAATTTAGACGAACCAGAAGAACGTACAGATCATTTAAGGGCTGTCAAATCACTAAATATAATGAGTGTGTTGTGGGAGTTTGATATGTACCTGAGGTCTCAGTTAAAGTACAATGAGGATAATTTGACTAATGAAGCATACGAAGCTTTGGATAAAGCTAGAGAAAAGTTGTATGAAGTTATGAACGATCAGCACGTATCTTTTGATGAACTATACAGTTAATTTTTTATATGATAGCAATACTATTAACAAAGTACGAAGGGGAAGATAGATTGTTAGATAAATGTCTAGAGTCTCTTACTCAACAAACTAATCAGGATTTTAAGTTATACGAAACAGACGAAGCATCTTTTGATGCTAAGTTAGAAGAGGTACTAAATGATGGATTTAAATATGTTTGTTGTCTAGACAGCTATGATTACTATCTACCAAACCATATTGAAACAATACAAAAAGCAATACCGCTAACAAAAACAAAATACATCTATACTATTTCTAAAGTAGTTAGATATAAAGATTGTGGAGGGGCTTGTTGTATTGAAGACGAGGTTCCTAGAATTACTGATAAGCTCTACGATGAGAGGCCATTCAATAAAGACAGCGTTATTAGATCATCTATTTGTGTTAATTACAATAATGACACAACAGATAACGCTACTCAAATAAATATAATTACTGTAACTCATAGACTTAGTGAATGAAAGTAAATAGGCAAGACCTTAAATGGTACATAGACAATGTTAAGCGCAATTATCCTAACTCAACATCAGAAGAGTTTGCTGATCATCTTGCTAATTACATTGAGATGAATCCTGGTTGTATTGATGTAAATGGCGTGGCAAGAACCGGTAGGTATTCATACTCAACTGTAGGTTATGGTGTAATGAGCTTGTTTGGTGAGAAGTATAGGATGGGTAGGATAGAAGTGTTTGATAGAGAAGATGAATCAGGATATCAAGTTCATGAAGGGATATACACTATGCCTCACGAGGCAGCGTCTCAGTTTGAAGACTTCATCGAATCAATAGAAACAGATCTACCAATTGAGATAAACATAGGTTCACATAAGTGGTGTGCAGATGAATGTGCTAAATCTCTTGGGTTTGAGAATGATGAGGATATGAGAAATCCTGAGAAGGTTAAAGAATACAGAAGAAAAAAGAATGATGAGTTTGCTCGTGGTCAAGGATATAAAGATTGGGATGATCTATTAGCTAATTCAAAGTGGACAAAGAAAACAGATCAATAGAATGGTTACAATTAAAATTAGTGTTGGCGAGTTAATAGATAAATTATCTATTCTACAAATTAAACTAGATAAAATAAAAGACGAGGATAAACTAAAACTAGTTGTTCATGAGTTTAGTTTACTATACAACACATCCATACCTTATTTTGGACAGCCAAGTCTCTATGACTTATATAAACAATTGATTGAAGTTAACTCTAAACTTTGGGATGTTGAAGATAGACTTAGAGTAATAGAAACTGAGAAAAGATTTGAAGGTGAGTTTATTGATTTAGCAAGACAAGTATACTATCTCAACGATGAAAGATTTGAACTTAAAAATAAAATTAACAGCTTAACTTCATCTGAGATCAAAGAAGTAAAAGAGTATATTAAATACAAGTAAATAACAAAGCAATGGAAAACAATCGTAGATCATTTTTTAAAGGACTAGCAGCATTCGCTAGTGGAGTAGTAGCAGCTAAAGTAGCATCATACACTCCAAAGAAAGAAGAACAATTGTTGGTTACTAATCAAATAACTGTTAGAGATGATCACGGAAAGGAGTATCATCCTATTGTAGTAGCTAGAACTAAAGCAGATGAAACTGAAATAGAAGAAAGAGTAGATCAACACGGGACTTTTAAATTTCATATAAGTGCACCAAAACATCAAGTGAGAAAATTAGACATATGAACAATATAGATCGCCAGTACAAAGAACTGCTTGACTACATTCTACACTTTGGAGTAGATAAATCAGATCGTACTGGTACAGGAACTAAATCAATCTTTGGCTGGCAAATCCGTCACAGGATGGGTGAAGGATTTCCATTACTTACTACAAAGAAGATGGCATGGAAAACTATGGTAACTGAGTTGTTGTGGTTCCTAAGAGGTGATACTAATATCAAATACCTTGTTGATAATGGTTGTCATATTTGGGATGGGGACGCATTCAAAAACTTTATGAATAAAAGTGTTGGTGATCCTGATTTGATTTGGAATCAAGAGCAATTCATTAATTTAATTAAAACCGATGATGAGTTTGCTAGTAAGTGGGGTGAATTAGGTCCAATTTACGGTAAGCAATGGAGAAGTTGGTTGAATATTCCAAATGAAATTAATAAAGGTGGTATAGATCAAATACAAAACTTAATTAACGAACTCAAAACAAATCCCGATAGTAGAAGATTAATGGTTAGTGCTTGGAATGTAGGCGAGTTAAATCAAATGGTACTTCCACCTTGTCATTATGGTTTTCAAGTTTATACTAGAAAAACTACACGAGAAGAGAAGATAGTTAATCCTGGAAAATATAGAGCAATCTCTCTAATGTGGAATCAACGTTCAGTGGATACATTCCTTGGATTACCGTTCAACATTGCTTCATATGCATTGTTACTTGAGATCATTGCTAAAGAAGTAAATATGGTTCCTGAAGATTTGATTGGCAACTTAGGTGACGTACATTTATATAACAATCATATTGAACAAGCTAAAGAACAAATCACAAGAACTCCATTTGAATTACCTAAACTAATCATTAATAATGAGTTTTGGAATCATGAGTACCAAACAATTGATGGTTGGGTTAACAGCATGGAAATAGCTGATTTTACTTTAGAAAACTATCAATCACACCCAGCAATTAAAGCACCTTTAAGTAATTAATATGACACCAAAAGAAAAAGCAACACAGCTATGCGATGCATTTTACCAAAAGTTACCATTAGAAATGTATGTAACAACTACTGATGGTGATTTGTCTTGGGAATATAATAGCTGGAAAAATGCAAAAGAGTGTGCATTAATAGCAGTAGATGAAATATTAATAATCCAACAAGGGTATGCAGGTAATAGAGATGAGTTCAAAACTTATTTAGATTATTGGCAAAAAGTAAAACAAGAAATAGAAAAGTTATAATATGAATAAGATAAATATATACTTAGACGACATAAGAACTCCTACAGTTCCTGAATTTTGGACAGTTGTGAGAAGCTACGATGAATTTGTTGCTAAAGTAACTGAGGTTGGGTTGGGAAACATAAGACTTATATCCTTAGACCATGATCTGGGTCCTACAGCTATAAAGGAGTGGCACAGTAATGTGTATCACAACTATTCCTTAAATTACGATAATATACAGGAAAAGACAGGATATGACTGCGCTAAGTGGCTAGTGGAGAGATGGATGGAGGGGGAGCCTGTAGTAGAGGTAGTAACACATTCAGCAAATGCTATCGGCAGTGCAAATATTATGGGGTATATAAATAACTACAAACATATCCACAAGTTAGATCAAGACTGCGTAAGAGTTAAAATAGAGCATACAGTTTAATATATAGACATGTTACAGACACTAGCAATGATTGTTCTAGGGATAGTTGTACTCATGATAATGGCATTTCTCATAGGAGTTGTTATAGCAAGAGTTGTAAAAGCTGTATATTCTGTTATAGTTGTTTTTGTAGGAATATTTCTAGTTTTTTTACTTATAGAAGTTTTGTTAATGATATTAAAAGCTTTGGTAGGATGAAACCCATACACAAATTTAATGGAGGCATAGGAGCTACACTTTGTCACAAATGTAGCAAAATAATAAGAGAAGGATTCACAGATGATCTATACTGTGAAGAACATGGAGGTGTGCCTAATAAGTTTGTACTAACTAGAAAAAAAGATGGAAAGGTAGTAGAAGGGAACGATGTAATCTACGTAGAGTTTGGAGAAGACGGTAGATACGCAAACTACAGTAGAGAATTTAAAGTAGGGACTAATTTGGTAGTAGATTTTAAAGTAGGGAACTTTAAGTGGATGACAACTAAAATAACAAATATTTTGGAGCAGACAGAAAATTATATTATATTTGTTACATTAAACAGTGAGTATCGACTAGAAATAAAAAATAGTGAGAAAAGTAAAAATAAGGAGGAGTAGAGCTATGATGAAATTAACTAGTGTAAGCACGTCTAGTAATGTGTTTTACGATGCTGAATACCCAAACGAGTTTCCCGCAGGTAATTACTATTTGCACGTACACGGGGTAATGCCTTCTTATGTGGACTTTAAAGCGAAGTATCTTCTAAATGTAGTAGAGTACTTTAAAGAACAAGGATACAAAGTAGTATGGAAGTCTAAGAAGATTAGTAGTAAATCTAAAATAGGGACTTCCGCTATCGTATTTGAAAAGGGTACAAACTTATTCCATTTAAAATTTAAATCGGACAAAGGGTACAAAGACTATCCTGAGTTCTTTAGTACTGAGCCTATAGACTCTGAAGAAGAGTACGTGATCGTTACAGGCTGGTACACTTCAGAAGAAGATGTGGATGCGGTAGTGGAGGAAATAAAAGGTAAAGTATACACATCTAAATCCAAATCTAAGATATCTCTTCTTACAGCTACTAGGATGGGAATGGATACAGTGGAGCAAGAGATAAAGCATGTAGATGTAGACATATCATCTCACTACGGAGAAGGGTTTGTCCCAGTTCATTTGAAGATAGTAAGTAAACTATCTGAAGATAAGGGTAAGGGTCTTGTTCTTCTTCATGGACTTCCTGGAACAGGTAAGACAAATTACATAAGACACTTGTGTGGGGTGTTGGGGAAAGAGATCATCTTCTTGCCTCCGTCAATGGCAGAGAGCATATCTGGTCCTGACTTTATTACATTCCTTCTGGAACATACTAATTCGATCCTAGTAATAGAAGATGCGGAGAAAGTTGTTTTAGATAGAGAGGGGGAACATAGCAGCAGACAGAGTGTGGCTAACCTTTTAAATCTTACAGATGGAATACTTAGTGATTGTTTATCTATTCAAATACTAGCCACCTTTAATACATCTAGAGATAGAATAGATAAGGCTTTGCTTAGGAAGGGAAGATTGATAGCAGAATGGAAGTTTGATGCACTTAGCGTAGAAGACTCAAATAAATTATTATCCAGTTTAGGAAAAGATATAAAAACCAATAAACCTATGACTCTGAGTGAAATATACAATTCTGAAGAAGAAGAGTATGTGCAACAAGCGGAGAGGCCTCAAATAGGATTTGGCAGATAGATTTTTGTTAACAATTAAAATCCAACAGTTATGGCAACAAAAACAACAAGAAGCCAAACGAGAACACAAGCAACAAGGTCTACTACGACTACAAAGAGTCAGCAGCAAAAGCTGTTTAACTACCTTCGTAGAAATAGAAAGATCACTGCTAAGCAAGCAGAGAAGATGTTTGGAACTAAGAATCTTCGTGCAAGGATCACTAATTTGCGTGAGCAAGGGTGGGAGATCGAATCAGTTCGTAACCCAAGAAACCCTCGTACAGTTACTTATGTAGTTAACGCATTTATGTAAAACAAAAAACCGGGAGGAAAAACCCTCTCGGTTTTTTTAATTTCTATGAGTATGAAAGCAAGTGATCGTCAAGAAGGGGGTTCTCATTATAAAACTTTTACAATACAACCTGTAGAGTTTATACACAAGAACGGTATACCTTTTATTGAAGGTAACATTATAAAGTATGTGCTTAGGCACAAACAGAAGAACGGCTTGGAGGATCTAAAGAAAGCCAAGCACTACATAGACTTACTAATAGAACACGAATATCAACCAGAAAATTCAAAAACAAATGAGTAGTAAAAAAAGAAATGACAAGCTAAGAGTCTTCCTATTTAATAACCCAGAAAGACTTAGATGCGATTACGAACTTACGGCAAAGGAATTTGAAACAACTGCGGAGGCTGTGAGGGCTGTAGCGAAAAGAATGAGAGCCTCAGTAGCTAAGGCACCACCAGCCGTTAAAGAAGAAGAGGAAGTGGCTCCTTTTCAGATAGATGATTTGATCATGATGAGAAGGGAACAAGCAGAGATAAAGAGTCTTAAGAAACAGCTAGAGAGGACTGTGCAGGACTATCAACAGTTATCAGATGCATACGATATAGCTCTGAATCTTAAGACAAGTAAAGTAAACTATGCAATACCAAAAATAGAAGCAAATAAAAAATCTACTAATGAGGCTACTGCTATAGTACAGATTAGTGATGGACACTTCGGAAAGATGATTGTGCCATCAACAGTCAATGGATTGAATGAGTACAACCCAGACATTGCTAAAAAAAGAATGTTGAAGTGTGCAGAGAATACAATTAAACTGATAAGGAAGGAGAGAGAGGATGTGAAGATAGATAACCTTGTCTTGATATTAGGGGGAGATTTCTTGGAGAACAGTCAACTCCATAACCATAGTGAAATGACAACTAGTATGTCTCCTATGGAAGAGACTCTATTTTCTAGAGATGTGTTGCATAAATACATAAGGACTGTTTGCGAGTATGGAAACTTTAAAAAGATAGCTATAGCTTGTACACGTGGTAACCACTCTAGGATAACTCACAGAATGGTAGCGTCTGTAGACTACAGAATGAACTACGAGACTATCTTGTATAGCATATTAAAAGACGATTTCGTAAAAGAAAAGATTGAGTGGACTATCCCTGATTCAGAGATTGCTGAGGTTGAAGTGTACGATAAAATGCTTAGAGTAGTGCATGGACACCAGATAAAGTTTCAAGGAGGTGTTGGAGGATTAACTGTACCTTTAAACAAGTACGTAATGAGGATGGATCAGATTAAGAAAGCCTTTTACAATTTTGTACACCACTATCACAATTTGAGTTATCCTACAGTTAGAACAACTGTAAATGGATCTATAGTAGGTTATGATCCTTATGCTATGAGTATAGGATGTACATATGAACCTCCTATGCAATCATTTCAATTGTTAGATTCTAGATGGGGAATGACAATAAAAGCGCCTATATTCTGCGACTAAAAATAATATAAATGGAACAGCAACTATATGATTTTAATTCTCAAATGTTAAACCACTTGTTGGTAAGACATTGTAATCCTAAAATACAGTTTACTCAAATAACTAAGTGGCACGACTCCCACCCTTACTACCGATTAAACTATTATGATGGCATTCAAATATCACAGGTTCTAGGTATCTATTTGGCATTCTCCAAAGATTGGCTAGACAAGTTTGATAACATTGTGGAGATAGGATCTTACAATGGAGGCCTATCTAGTTATATATACGATAGCAAGAAAGAAGGAGCATCGTTTGTTTCATATGATATAGCTCCTGAAATTAACATGGCTAAGAACGATCGTAAGAGAACAGAGATAGATTTTAGAATTGGGGATTGTTTTGATGAGAAGATTTTCTCAGAGATATCCAGTCAAATATCTAAAGAAGGAAGGACTCTAATGATTTGTGATGGGGGACACAAGACTGATGAGTTTATAAGGTTTTCAGAGTATTTAAAACCTGGGGATATTATAATGCTTCATGACTATAAGGATGAGAGCTATGAAGATATGTTCTTTGAAGCTAAAACATATTGGCAGTGGCCTTATATGTTTGAGTGTTCCTATGACTCAATAAAGTCTGCTGTAGAAAAGAACAGTCTAGAAAAATTTGAATACGAAAAATTCCTATTCTATATGTGGGGATGTTTCATAAAAAAATAAACTATGAACTTATTACAAGCATTGATAGAGGCTTATCCAGAGACAGAGTTTCTTATAGCAGACGGTTTTGATGATGCTGTAATAGGTTATCATCAACCATCTGAAAGGCTTATATATTCAATAAGAAAGTGTATTGACATATTGATTGACGAAGGTATGAATGAGGAGGATGCCCTAGAACATTTTTACTACAATGTGGAAGGATCTTATGTGGGTGAGAAGACTCCTATATGGGCAGACGATACTGTCTATTATGGGGATTATGAGGGGGGTACAAAAATTTTCTAAATCACCTATATACTTTTTGACATCTAAACTAAAAAATCGTAGTTACGTTTTTACATAGATTTTTGCAACAGACTTTGATTTTTTAGGATTTACTAGGGATTTTATGAACGTAGATAAGAAGAGATATCAAATAGGAAACCATGTAAAACATTGGAAGGGGGATATAGTGTCTATAGAAGAAATAAAAAAAGATTCAGTGTTGATTAGATTTGAAGACGGATCTCTACAGGAAGTTGTATGGGGAGATATAAAACCTCTCCCCATAACTGTAGATCTTCTAAGACAGATGGGATTCGAAGTAGTTAATACATTTAAAAATCCATACCATACAAAGTTTTCTATGTCCATAACTATACACGGAAAGCATTACAATGCGCACGGTATAGTTTACGAAGATAAAAATATATGGACTTTTAGCAACACAACTGTATTATATATAAACCAAATACAGAACATGCTATCCATAATAGACCCATCTAGAGATTACCAGGTCCTTTATACTCAGCAATAATATGACTCCTCCACCATTTCTTGAACTTGGAGTCTTCTTTAAGAATAGGCATTAACTTATCTTCTATCAAGGCTACTACTAAAAACAACGAAAGCCCTGTGATAACTACTAATACTACTGGGTGCATATAGTTTGTTTTAAATGTTGTGCCAATAATTTATATCAAATAGATTTCTATACACTTCATCAGCGTCATCTGTTGTTCCTATTTTAAATCTTCGATTGTAAATCAAACCCACTCTACATAGAAAGGGAATTGCTTTATCTAGATAATCTCTTTGGCCTGGGTTACCATGGATCTTGCAGATTATAAATGCCCAATCATTAACAGGAATTTTTTTACTAGATATTTCCTTTAAACAAATATCAGAATACACATCAAATAAACTATCTTCTTCTATTTGATTTTTAATCTTTATTCTAAAGATCGAGGCTAATAGTATGAAAACATAATGAAGCATAGAGCCATTACTAAGCACGCCCCTAGATATTTTTCTGCAGTGTCCGTAGATCTTTTTATCTATGTTAAAGAAAGTACTGTATGGCCACGTGTAAGTAAACCTGCTATCGTAAAGATAAAAATGTATCTTAATTAAAACATCTGTCCCATGTTTTTTACTGGTTAAGGTTTCTATTTGGTATCTACCAAAGTACCCGTTGTTATCTAATAGCTTAGATATAGACTGTACCGTAGGTTTATAAGATCTAGAAAATAAAAGTTCGTTTATAGAAACTTCAAACTTATCACTTTTAAATTCATCATTTAATATTAGATCATCCATTAATTTAGATTTACTTTTAAGCTTTCAATAATTTTTTTGTCTACCACAGACACATTAGAGTTTTCTATTAAATCAACTAGCTTTTTTAATTCTGCTAATCGTTCATAGTTCTCCTCTCTTTTGTATAATGTAAACAACAATCTTATATTGAATATAGCAGAGTTTAGTAAATCATTTTCTAACAGATTCTTTCCCAGAAATAAAAGAGATTCATAAGAGCTATCAAGTTCTTGTTTTAATCTTTTTAAAGCATCTGGGTCTGCCCCTATCTCATCTAATATTTGTTCTTGTTCGGTTGAGTCAAAATTTAGGATATTCATGTTATTGGTTTAGGTAAATATGTGCGATGGTTTGTAGCCGTTTTTTATTATATCTCCTACAGTTACTAGTACTTTAGAGTACCATTTAAACAAATCTACGTCTTGTTTTGAAATCTTCCAATCATTTTCTACTACTTTTTTTAAGATGTCACATAATTTATTTATGAGAAACTGTTGGAACTCATCCATAGACTTGTGGCCTTTTAGACTGTTACATTTCCTACAAGCAAAGACTTTGTTATTCACCAGAGTATTTCCCTCCGATATTGGAAGGAAATGATCTCTAGTGATATCTTCAAATGGCGTTTTCACTTTACAGTAGTAGCAGCACTCTCCTTGCTTTTTATACTGATCGTATAGAGCTTGGCTAAACTTTCTCTTGTTCATCTATCACTGTCTGTGGGGTAGGTCTTGTATGGATTTCATTAACTCTGTAACGTCAGATTGTTTTAAATAACCTATAACGTCTCCATTTGCTACCGGGTTATCGTAGTGCAGATTCCCATTTTCATCTAGAACAGCAAGTTCATAGAGACCTTCTTTACCTCCATAACTGTAGTTATGACTAACTACACTTGCTCCGTATCCATTGTCAAATTGAATCTTACAACGAACTCCCTTGTAAAACATATTAACTTCTTCTTCAATACCCTCTATAGCCTCTACTTTAATAAACTCTAAATCATCAAATGTTTTGTACATAGTTTTTATTTTTATTAATGATTAAATAGATTACACCATTCTAGCAGCTAGATCAAAAGCTTTAGAGATCTTGTCATTAGCATATCCGTAGTTCATATCCTTCATCTTCTGATCGGCAGACTTGTAATCCTTGATGAAGTTGTAGAACCCAGAGATGCCATTGTAAGCCCCCCACAGTGTACGATAAGCAGCCTCAGTAGTCTGAGTAGGGTGTGTGATAGTGAATGAGTAAACCTGATCTACTAGATTCTTCATTCTAGTAGAAGCCTCTTTATCAGACTCATCCTCTTTAGTAGCTGACTTCATCACAGTTTCTATGTAGTGTTTTAATTCCAAGTCAGACAGTCTGCGAGTAGTCATACCTTCAAAAGCTAAGTTAACTTCGTCCATATACCTAGAAGCTATTCCCATGACCCTAGAAGCTTCTCTTAATCTACTCTCGGCTGATGCAGTGTGAGAGATGCTGACCTTGTTATCGATGTTCTTAAGAGCTGCTGTGAGGGTGTTGTTACATACCACTCTGATTGGAGTAAACCCTGCAATGATAGTACTGCTACCATCGTGAGAGTTAGTAAGCATGATATACTTCTCAACCTTCTCACCACGAACTAACATATCTTCTGGAAGCTTAGCAGTAACAAATATCCTCTCTCCTTTACCCAATGCTCCTGCTGTTTCAAAGATAGCTTCTCCCTTGTCGATGATAGTATCGAAGAACCCAAATGCATCCTTGTTCTGTACAATACGATACCTACCTTTTACAATACCCAAGATCTCGTTTGTGTCTGTCCTTACGTTACCGTAATGTCCTTCTGCCTCTACCATTGTACCAGCCCAACCTGGTGCGTACAGAGGACGCTTCTCTACCGTGTAATTCAATCCTCCCAACTCAATAGCTTGTTCTGAAGTCATTGCTTCTGATACGTACTGTCCCAGACCATGCCATGCTTTCTCACCACGAGCTGCAAAGGATACCTTACCGTTTGTTTCATTAAGATTGTGTGCCATAACTGTTTGTTTGATTTTTGATTGATTTTTATTTATATAATATTTCGTGTAAAAATACCTGTGCTTCGCTACCCTGTCCGTATTGAATTAGTATGGGGGTATAGTTATCAAAGTCCTCTTCATATAATTCTTCAATGTAAGTAATTGTATAGTCGTTAGATTCTATTGGATCTGGATCATTCCATACAAGAGGTACATTATTTTTCCATGCATTGATAAGTTCATTAATAGTTTTCATACACTATAATTTAAATTCGCCACTACCAGCTGGTACCTCAAATTCAATCTCTATCTCATCCCCTTGATGTCTGTCTGATAAGAAGTCTATCATACCTCCTATTACAGATAGATCCTCTTTGTCTAACAACTTGAAGTTCATTTCTTTAACAAGCTCTCCATTGTCTAGAGACCAAGTCATTGCTTGTAGTTTTGCATAAGGCTTTCCTTTGTGTAACACTACATCTTTGTTAACTTCAAATTCTGATTTAGGGGCTTTCTTTACAGAACTGTTTTTAAACAGACCGCACCCTGCTAACAATACGATTGCGATAATTGCTGTTGCTTTTTTCATTTTGTTTGATTTTAATTGTAAGATATTATTATTTCCTTAGAGTCGGTTAAAAAATTTTCTATACATTCATATAGACCTTTGTTCATATCATTATGAGGAGATTTCTCAAACTTGTTGTACAGAACACAGCATCTTTCAAACTCTTCATCTACAGGGATATCACTAAGTTCCTTTTCATAATGATGCTGATATAGTCTAGAAAACAAATAAAATTCGTAGTCCATGTTATGTGTTTTAATTTTTAGAGTTCGGCTTCTGCCACACTCCTTTGATAAGAACAAGACCTTTGTCTTGTAACCTTTTAATCAAATCTTCGTGTGCCTTCTTGTCTTTAGTAGATTCTTTTTTGTCTTCTTGTGAGTCTTTATTTTTTTTCATTACAAATATAATAATTTCTTTTTAAATAAAAAAACCCGCCAACGTAGAAACACGGCGGGGTATGACTAACCACAAATAAAACATAAGTTTACATCCCTGCTCTCTGAAAGTATAGTTTCTCTAGTACTCTCTGATAGAATGTGTTAGGAATGAATACGTTATCTTCTTCTATGAGAACTAATTTACTAGGGATCATGAAATCTAGTTTCTCTGTTTTGATCCTGTAGATACCTGGCATCATATCATTCTCGAATACATTCTTTTTCTTAAACCTAATACGAGCTGTGCTGTCGTATTTAAAATAAAGATCTTGTACCATTTTAAATTGTTTTAAATTTACAATAATATTCCAACTCATCTAGAGGTATTTTACCATGAGTAGATGAACTATAATATCCTTGTCTTTCGTAATAGCTCTTCCACTTATTGAAAGCTTCCTTCGCTTTCTTATTAGATGGGTATGACCATTTATCAAATTCTATGGTAATCCCATCAGGAGATAGTACTTGTACTTCCATTGTTTAATTTTTTATAAATTTTTAAACAATCTGGGCACCCTATCTCCTGAACCTCTTCTATCTTAGCCCAGTTTCTACTTAACATAGGAGTCTCACATAGTGTAGTGCCGTGGAATCCTGACTTAGCAATGTGCGCTGTGTTGTTCCATACATTACCTTTGTTACCAAACATGTGGTAACCTTCTTTTAATTCTGATACTTTCATGATATTTGTTTTTTAAGTATGTCTGAAAATTCAACTTCCATTTCTTCTATAGTTGTTCTATGTGCATCCCAATCATGGTCTGCATAAGAACCCTGTTCATAGTTTTGCAATGCCCCTAGTAAGTCTGCATAGGCGCACCTTATAGCAAGTACTTGTGAGTCTGTCATACTTTTTGTTTTTTAGAATAACCTTTGATACCTTTCTTTTTAAGATTGCTTAGGGCTACAGATGCGTTTGATCCTTTCCTCTGAGAACCATGAATCAATAAGCCAAAGCTCTTCTTACCATTGTAAGCATGGCTATCATCGTGGTCTAGCTCTAGCTTAAGTTCCTTAGCATCCTCCTCAGTGAATACAACCTCAGCGTACTTAAGCTTATTGAGATCAATCAACTCGTCTGTCCTACCTCCTTTAGAGCTTGTAAGGTTGAAGTTCTTTGGGATAGTGTCCTTCCTCTCTAGCCAATAAGGAATACTCTTGGTGTAAGCATAGAACTTCTTCTTGGGATATATCCTAGCTACAGCCATCCAAGCATCGAAGTAAGCCTGTGAAAAGAAGTCTCCTGATACGTGTACTCTAACCGTAGTAGCTTTAGGAGGAAGGCTATCTACAATAAGGTCAGTCATCTTACTAACTGTCTTAAGCCCTTTCAGTAGATCGTAGTTGTGCCACCTAGCATTCCTAGTGTTAGTGTACAATGCCTCTTGTGAAGCAGCGAAGCATCTGAATACTTGGTCCTTACCATCCTTGATCTTTCCTGTGGATCGATCCGCCGAAGCCTTACATTCAAATGCAAAAGGGCAGCTATGTCCTGCCGGTAGAGAGAACGTGTAGATGTCCTTGGATAATTTAGCGTTACCCTTTCCGAACTTTAGTAGTGTGTTCTTTTCTTTACTCATATGGTATTTCTTTTATTTTGTCTCTGATTGCCTGTGCCCTTAGTCTGAATGTCTCATCTGTCTTATACAGGTCTTGGTACACTTGTATACCGTGTCTAACTGTAGCATGATCTCTACCAAGTTTATCCCCAGTCTCAGATAGATTTAATCCCATATGAGTTAGGGCTCTATACAAATTGTGCCTAGCCAAAGTTACCATTCCTGTTTTTAGTTTTGACAGCAACTGTTCTTTGGTAATCCCGTAGGCTTCACAGATGATCTCTACAATTTTTTGAAATTGTTTTTCTGACATGTTTGTTTGTTTTAAATGTTTAGCTGAATATTATTTTACTGTATGCTCCCATGTCCACCTCTTCCAAAGCATCGTAGAATATCTCTTGCCCTTCTTCTACAACGTGATCAGGCAGATACCCTACTCCGTCTAACAGAGATTGTGCAGTTATACTAAATTCTCCATCTTCCTCTAAGTCCCTGAAGACAGAGTGGTGATTAAAGAAACCTTCTATAATATCCTCATCAAAGTACCAGTTTAAGAATGAAGATCTGTTTACAAGTAATACAGGTTTTTCTTGTTCCATAGTTTATTTTTTAAAATTTTCCCCAATTAGATTTCTTTTTTAGTTCTTCTGATATTTTAAATCCTAAGAATATATCTTTAAAGAATTTACTTATAACACTAATTATTCTTTTCATATCGTATAAGTGTTGTTAGATCATCTGTTTGTGGAGTATCTACCTTTTCTTCTTTGGTTTGTTTCTCCAAAGCATCTGCTATTCTTTTAAGATTTCTTGCTATCTCTGGTAGAGTTCCTTCTATAAGTTTTCTACCCATTAAGGTTTCGTGTAGTTGTGTCATATGTTATTAATATTCAGTGAAAAATTCTGTATACTTCTCCATACCATCAGGTTCTATAAACTCTGTAGATATTACATCCCCTGCCCAAGATCCTACATTAGTATCATCATCATCCCTGTAGTCTCCACTTCCTCTACCATTCCCTGATGAAGTTAGTATGGGTAGTGGGTGGATCTTAAAGACTCCAACCTCTCCTTCTAAATTAGGAATGTCTCCCATATCAATGTACAGATTCTTAGAATGGTTTACAATGTATCTAATATCTGGACCGTCTTCTTTGCTGTCAGAAGGGAGGGTATAGTTATCATAAGCATAAGAATATAGAGTCTCTTTTTCAAAACCTTCGGGTACAAATAATGCTTCATCTGCATAGTCTCCTGCCCAAACTAATCTAGTCTTGTGCCAAGATCCTCCTGGAGATAAGAGCCTCTCTACTTGTTTCATATAGGTGTTATCAACCCAGAAATGTTCTATTAGCTTGGCTCCAAAAGGAGATATGTATTGCTCTGCATCTAGAGATACCACTTTATAATATTGTCCCATAGTTATTAGTTATTATCTACTTCTTGAAATTTATATTTATTTTTTAGATTACCTACTGCATCACGTATAATATTGTCTAGCTTCCAAGAGTCGAATCTTATGGATGAAATAGACACGTCTATCTTTGTACGGTTAGCATCAGCAGATATTTCAAAGTCGTCTATGATATCTTCTGAGGAATCCTCAATCTGATTTGTTATCTCATCTACGATGTGATCAATGTCCTCATCAGAAACTTCATATGGCTGAGAGTCTTCTAGATCTTCTACCATCTTAATTACATCTGATACGGGAATAAAAGCACTTGATGATAATGTGCCTGCTGCTTTAAGCTTTTCGATTAGTTCTTGCTTTTTCATTTTCTAATTGTTTAATTGTTTCGTAATTGTTTCTGACAAATTTGACCAAGCCTATTAGGCTTTTAGTGTTTGTTAATTTAAAGAGTTCTTCCCTCCAAGGAAGCTCTTGTTCGAATATCCAAATTAATAGATCGTAATCATCAAGGTGGGATATTTTTGATTTAGTTGACATACTTTGTATTTTTATATTCCATAACTGTAAACAATAAAATCTTGCAGTAAAGATTCGTCTTCACTCCAGAGTGAATTGGTGTCTGGTACGTACCACTCTATATCTTCAAACAAAACACAAGAATGATTGTCTACCATTAAATCAACGTAGGCATCTGAATCATCATCTTTAACTAACGTACAATACTTCTCTAAAAAATCTGTTATTAATTTTTTCATTTCTTTTTTATTATACAGTTAACAACACTCTCTGCTTCCTTCAGACAAATATCTTCTCCGTAATATCCCCAAGAAGATTCTACTTCTTCCCTGTGTTCATGTCCATGATCACATGTAGATACTTCATATATTCTATATCCGTATACTTCTCTTGTAAGATACTGATCATATACTTTTACTTCCGCTTCTAATATCTCTTTAGCTTTATTAATAATATCTTCGTCTGCTCTACCGTACTCTTTAATCAAAGTCTCTTTGGTAGCAAAGATGAATCCTACTTGGCCACTATCCCATGGACAACCAAAAGGTTTAGTAGACATAGTAATACCTCCATGATCATATAGATAAAGACTAAGTATGATAGGAGGGTAATCTAATTTTTTCTGTATATCAAACCAGCTACCACAATCACTGAGATCATAGGTGTGCTTATCTCCTAGATAATACCTACGATGTTGACATATCATTGTACCTAAGTTGTCCCACTCTCTTGGAGATTCTGGATCACTATCTGGAATAATTTCTATCTCGTATTTTCCTATACGTTTTGTTTCTACTGCTTCCATAACTTATTTTTAAGAGTAATAAAAAAGGGGCAAGATTTCTCCTGCCCCTAGCTACAAACAACAATCAACCAAAACTAATCAAACACTCTTGAGATAGTCTGGTCAAGAGGATTGAACTCTACCTGATTGTAAGAGTGGTAGGTTCCTTTCTCAAACACCATCCTATCATGCTCATCATGGGTAAGAACTCCCATATCTTTAAGCATGAAGGTGATGCTGTCTGCTGTTGCATCGTACTCGATCTCTGATTTAGAATCAAGGATGTGCTTGATCATCTGTCCAGTTACTGCTGATACGTGTTCACCTTCACCGAGACAGAGACGCTTTGCTGTTTTCTTTGTCTTGTTAGACGCTTTCTTGTTTGCCATTTTGTTTTGTTTTTGATTGTTAATAACGAAGTTAATAATTAATTTTTAATTTTCCAAACAATTTTCTTCTTGTTTAAATTCGAATACCCACTCTTCCACAGGTTTAAGATCTTTAAGAAGTATCTCAGTTTCTATAAAGAACGATGGATCCGAATCATCACTTGCCTTATAATATAAGTATCCTGGATGAATGATTATCTTAGACCCTGAGGGATTAAAGATACAGCCATCATCCTCCATATTCTCTTCTGGATCTGAGAAATATATTTCCTCAACTTCTATAGGATAGTTTATAGATATATGTACTCCCTCATCGTTCCTATTATATACACCCATATCATCACTGCAATACTCCGTTAGATACTTTATTTTTTCTATATCATCATTACTAAAAACAAGTAATACCTTATCTGGTACGTATGAATACCAATCTTTGGAGTGGTAGTCAATAGTCTTTATTAAGTAGTAGTGAGTCGGTTTCTTTTTTCTTTGTGTCATTTGATTAGGTTTCAGAATACATCAAGCTGAGATACTGATCTTTAGATAGATGGTACTGATTCACTTTCTTAGAGTTAGGCCCCTCTTTAGCAATGATGATATCACCTTGACGATAGATTCTCTCAGGCTTGTCGATGTCTAGTCTGATAGTCCACGCAATAGCTTTGATAGCATCATACCTCTTTTTATCATCTTCATCCCACTCTCTATAGCCATCAGTCAAAGCTGCTGTTTCTGGAACATAGATCCAATACTCACGATTGGTTGTGGTACACCAGCAACGTACTGCAATGTACTTAGACCTAGCTCTCCATCTAGAGTTGTCAGTCTCTGTACCTTTGTAAAGTTCGTTAGGATCAATTGAGTACAACTCATATACATCTTCGAACTCATAGTCATAGATGTCATTCTTGTCATCCCAACGCTTACGATGTTTCTTAAGTACTTGCTTGTCCAACAGCTTTGGATTAGCTGCTTTGAATAACTCAACCACACCAATACAATCAAAGAAGATTCTTCTCATCTCTGCGTTCTTCTGTTCGAAGGCTTCCTTTACTGTAATAGGATTGATGTCGTCCCACATATCTTTTACAAAAGATCCAAACTCCAACAAGGCATCTGACTTTATCACTGCCCTTCTGAAGTGTTCATAGGTTGGGAACTTGGTTTTCCAAAGTCGCATAGCCTCGTCCAAAGACATGCCAGCGACTCCTGAAACTGTGTAGTTTGCTTTTCTGAAATCGAACTGTTTCATTGTTTTGTTTTTTTGTTTTGTGATTATGAAATTGGAATGCGTATATCTTTATCTTCGTCTGTGTATCTGGAGTAACTAAAATCTTCTATGAGTACTTCATAGTTTCCTTCACTATCTTGAGTTAATTGTGAAGCACTTTGATTTAGTTCCATGTATATGTTATTTACCTCACAGTAATCACTACATACCTCTGGGCTATCTAGAGCTGCTTCTACTTCCCCTCTAAGGTAGGCTTCAGTATCTTTCTCAAACTTTATATGATCCTCAGATACTGGTCCGTTACTTATTAGAAGTCTAACCTCTGCTGCAACATCCTCACCATATCCATGAACGTGGATCGCAATAGAATCAAACCATAAGTCTTTAGGTATCTTGATTTTGAGAGGAGATTTAAACGAATGATTATAGTCCTGATTCTCTGTGTAAGAATCCTCCCCTATAAAAGCAGTAGCATCATCACTTAGACTTGCTTCTCCACTACAAGAGAAGTCTCCTGCAAATGAATAATATCCTATGTCTTCTGATATTTGATCAATCAGTTTATACTCTAAAGACTCTCTATCTCTATAACAATCGATAGATTCTCCTTTTATGAAAAGGTCATAACACCCATCATCGTTACCACCTTCCCATGTAATTTTAATGTCAGTAGTGCCGTGCTTTTTTACTAGGGCTTCTACTAGTTCTTTTCTAGTCATACTGTTTTGTTTTATTTTTTTAATACATTTCTCTACCTACTACAGATATTTCATGTTCCTTAGAGTGGGATACTTTATCTTCATATCCTAAAGAGTCTATAACATATACCAAATACTCTCCAACTTCTTTCATCTCGTCTCTGTTTATAACCCAGTCATTATACACACTGCCAACAGTACAATTCAAATTACTTATCTCACCTGTTACAGCATGTTCTATGGACTCCTCTATTTCCCTTTGTAAATCTATGTGTTCCTCAAATACAGGACCATTACTGATATTGAATCTGCATGTAATGTGGATAGGATCGTACTCCCAGTCACCAGTAGATTCTATAGTGATACTGTCGAAGTTTAAAGCCTTAGGAACTTTAACTTCTATCTCACAATCTGTACTTGTATAGTCACTAGTAATTTCTTCCCCCTCTCCAACGAAGGCGCCCTGCTCTGAGTCATAAAGCACTTCTCCGTGAGCGCTAAAGTCTCCAGCCCAACTGCCATAATCTAAAGCATCGTCTATCACACCAGATATCTCAGACTCTAGACTATCTCCATAGTCAAGTTCTTTATCTCCAACATAGACAGTTATGGTGCCACTATCATTACCTCCATCCCAAGTTACTCTGATTTCATTACCTTCTTTAACTAATTCGTCTAATCTTTCTTTAAGGTCTTTCATTTGTTGTTTCTTTTATTTCTGATAAATCAAGAGATGCTTTTACTTTCCTAGTCTCATCAGCTTTCATCATCCAAGGTTGGACTTGTAAACCTTTCAACCAATCTTCTACCGTAGGTACAAACCCACAGTCTTCAAAGATATGATCGTAAGCGATCTGTCTAACCTCTACCATCTTACCATCTGAGTTAGTGATGTAGTCACCAAACACTTGCTCTGCTAGTAACATACCAAAAGAGTTATGTAAGATAGCACGATGTTTGAATACTGGCATGTGCCCTTTGGTTGAGTCAAACCATCGGTGAATGTGTATATAATTTTCTATTGTTCCTCCATATTTTTTAACGGAACTTCTTGCGTGCAATAAAGGTGTGCCCATTTTTCTAATTTTAAATTGTTATAAATTTTTATTACTTGTTTTAAAAAGTCTTCATAACTTTGATCCATCTTAGCCACATTACATCTCTTACATGCTGTAACAGTGTTATCTACAGTGTAGTGTTCTTTAGAGTCAACCCTATCAATACCATTGTAGGTAACAGGTACACCAGTCCTAACTTCTCTAGTACCAGGTTTAAAAAGTTGATACACTTGGCTAGGAGGAGAATCGCAGTAATGACAGTTTTGGGTCAATAGAATTTTAAACTCATCATATGTTAGATGAAACTCGAACCCTCTTTCTTTAGCATGTTTCTTGTAAACGTATAACAACGCCTTGTAACCTACCTCAGGATCTCTATCCCCTTTTGTAATAGGCACTCTACAAGAACCTTTACCACAACATATTGCTTTACCAGCTACTATGTTACCAAGTTGAGATTCCCACTCTCTTCCGCATACACACCTAACTACTACCCTTCTCTTTACATTCTTCGACCCTTCTCTAATGTAAGTAAGCTTAGTGTCATTGCCATCTCTGGTTTTTATTATTTCGCCAGCTGAGTACTCGTGTCTAACATACTTTTTTTTCATAATAGATTATTTATTTGTACATAAATAAATATACAAAAGTATAATCTTTTTATTTAGTTACCTAAGTTTATTTGTTTTACTCTATTTGTATTAACCCATCTTTCTTATTCAGGTAGTAAGAGTACACCTTCAATTATAGGTGCACCGTTGAGTGGAAGGTGGGCAATGATTCTTTCAAAGGTGTCATAATAATGGTGACCTTTTTTACGGTTTGAATCATATACTACTACAAATAAGTAGTTGTCGGTTTTAACTAATTTGTGTATCATAGTTTTTCTTTATCATTAATATTTAGATTCATTAACATAATTCTCCGCATCGTTTATGTGATTACATTGTGCATCGTCATAACCTGCATTATAATCTTTTATACGCTGCTCTCTCTCAGCAATGATTGCTGCATCTTTTCTCTCACACAGGAAGTCAATTAAGTTAGCGGAAGCTTCGTCTCCTGCTTTTCTCATATTTTCTGATAGAATTTTGAATTCTTTGAATAATAATTCCATCGATGTTAGATGTGCCATAGTCTACTTGTTTTATTTATTCTATTCCTTAATTGTTGTATCTCTCGTTCAAGTTTATTAACTTTCCATCGTAAATAATACACACGAATATGTTGATATAACCTAACTGCTAAAAATAAAATTACAAATGATGTTAATGCTAATATCACTGGGTCCATGATTGTTTCTTTAATTTTTTTCAAGTAAAATGTATCTGGGAATATTATGATAATCCATCACTTTTTCATTATCTTCAACATGAGCAGCAAATTTTACTCCTGGTTTAATTTTTAAACACAATCTCGCTCGCTCTCTAGGAGTCAAAATATGTACTGTATATTCCTCTTCTATATCAAAAACTTTACCTTCAAGATCTTTTATTACCTCATTTTTTATTTCTTCAGGTAGTTCTACTGTCTTGCTTTGATTTTGTTGTGTCATAGTTTGTTTGTTTTTTATTTTTATTAATTCAAGTACATGCCATACAAAATGTCCATCAACATATGTTGTAATATATTTCATATCATCTTCAGCATCCCACCCAGTACCTATAGTACAAATATATCTTTCTTCTAATTCAGATGTATTTGGATCTACTAAAGCCCAAAGAGTTGGAATTTCATTTTGTAATTTTACTGTTAGGATTTCTGAATCTTTAGGTAATTGTAAAATACAATCATGACTACTTAATGGATATTTATAAACTTTTTTCATAACATTTGTTTTATTATTATTATTATTATTTTTTAAACGTAATGTACCTTAGGTTCTGATTCTTTTTCTGCTTTTATAAAAGCCTTAGCTTCTTCAAGAGTATCAAATGCTGCAATCCTAACATGAGTACCAGCCCATACATCCCACCAAGATGGATTCTTCTTATATATTTTTGCTTCAGTCCAAAGCCTACCATTGTGTTCTTCACAAATAAAATTCCATCTACCTTTGTAATCTTGCCTTTCAATAATTCTGTATCCCATAATTAATTATTTTGATTGTTATCTAAAGGGGAAGCAGGAATGAAGTGAATTTTAAGGCTTATCAATTGGCCGTCATCTTTCTTTTCCCAGGAAACACCAGCAACAGAACATAGATTAATACCCATTTGATTTGGTATGATTCCAATAGGTAGCGGACAATAATCTCCATTAACTATTTCTGTAGTTGTTTTATAAACTGAAGTCATAATAATTGTTGGTTGCCTATACACCATAAGGTTTTAAAACATAAAGTTATTTTAAATACAAGCCATGTAGATGCGTACTAATACTGATTTTTTGTCTGATCTCTGTGTACTTTCTTTAATCTCTCCTCCGTATTTCTTTACTGAGGATCTAGAGTGTAGTAGTGGAGTTCCCATTTTGTTTTTGTTTTATTTGTTATAGAAAGAATCCAAACCTTTCTTCTTTCTCTGTAAGGAATAGATTGAATAGATGATTTTGAAATGCCCTTGAACAATCCTTGAGACCAGTCTTAAGATGCTCGTTCTCTTCTATAAGAGTAACTACAACTTGTTTCCTACCCATGTCAAAGATTCTAGTAGACAATAGTATTGTTCCTTGATGAGCCCTGCCAAGTACTTCCCTCTCTTCAAACTCTACGACTTGTATAGGATACCCTACTTGATACTGACACTCTTCACAGAACTTAGTCGCCTCATCCAGTATGAACTGCTGCTTGTTAGTTGGAGTAACTGCTTTGTATCCTATAGCAAATCCAGAATCATCTAGTCCATAGATCTTGACATCAGGGAAAGCATTTCTGATAGCCATTGCCATCTCTACGCTAACGATGTAGCAAGGCTTGGACTGTTGAATCTCCATGAAATACCCAGATACATTGTCTACAATAATACACTTGTTATCAATAGCTTCTCTCCAAGTAGGGCTGAGTATACCACCGATGCCCCATCTCCAAGGAAGTCTAGACTCCCAAGTGTTGTCAACAAATGCTTTTTCTAGTATGGTAGATGCTACGTGAACACTTGTACATCTGTTCAACATCTTGGCTACCTTGTACTCTGCATTGAATAGACTGTCAATCAACCTGCTCTCATTGATCTCAAACTCTGCACAATCATACTCGAACAAAGATTTAGTGCCTTCGTCAAACCAACACCTGATACCTTTTCTATACAAGATAACATTGTTCTCTGGATCTGTCTGGGGATAGATCTTACCGCCTCTCTCAGTATACAAAGAATCCTCTCTGTCAAAAGCAAAGTAAGAGTTCCAGTTAGATAGTATGTCATCCAACAAAGGATCATGTTCTACAAAGAATCTAGTATGTCCCTTTCTACCTTGAACAGTATCAGTCTCTTGAATAAGATTGTAACCCCCTTCGTCTATGCTGTTGGAAACCCATTCACGAATAGCCATCCACGGTTGCCATTGAGGTCCCATGTCAGTAGTCAACGAAGTCTCTCTGCCCCCTATAATAATCTTCTTGAAGTTAACACCTCTGAAGTCTACATCTTCAGTTGCTATATCTAT